GGTTCATGGTGTAGCCTCCTTTGTTTTTCTCTCCTAACTTTCGGCTTCGTTCCAATTTACTTTTCCACCACAATAACTACAGCAATTAGATTTGGAGTTAGTATGCCTGCTCGCTCCACAGTGCCCGCAATACCACCAAAATTTTTCTCCAACTAAAGTGGAGCCCATAATTTTCGGCTTTTTCGGTATCTGCCTTTCAAGTGCTTGTATTGCCATATTTATCGCTGCAAAACTCAACTTGTCTGCTGGTTGCAATTCATGTTCTTTTATAAAAAGTAATCTATTTACTGCTCTTTCAATGCTAATTTTAATTTCGGTCATGCTTTCACACTCCTAATTATTTGGTTTGCTTTACTTTGGTAATTTCATAAATGTTAACCAATGAGTATTCATGTTTTTTCCGCTCCTGTGTCCAAAAAGCGGTTTATGTTCTTTACCTATGGCCTCCAAAACTTTTTTAAGCGGTATTTGTACCTCCGACCACTTGAATATCAATACTCCGTAATCATCCAGCACCCTCATACACTCTGCAAATCCATCATGTATCATGGCCGGCCAGTTTTCTTCAAGGCAACCATATTTAAGCCTTGTCCATGATTTTGGACCTGCCCATGTTAAATGCGGTGGGTCAAATACAACAAGTTTAAAAGCCTTATCGGGGAATGGAAGCGCTGTAAAATCACATACCGTATCTGGTTTTATTTCTATATATCTTTTAGGGTAGTATTCGTGATAAGGTACTATCCGATTATCACAAAACTCCACATTCGGATTATTTTTATCAAACCAAAACATTTTTGGCCCGCAACACACGTCAATTATTGGCTTCATGGCCCCACACTCCTTTGCATGGTTTCTTACATTTTCAGCCTCCCCAGCGGCCCCGGCTGGCGCAAGCCGCTGGACCAGGCTGTTTTAATACTCTACACATATAGCACAACACACATACTCTATACAAACGCCCCGGGCCTCCCGCCTACCGGTACCCAAGTTCATCGGTCCGGGGGCAGTGGGTTCAAATGCCTGTCATGCAATATAAGTAGGTTTTCCGGTTATTTTTTGTACTTCTTCTTTAAACCTCTTTTCACATGAGTTTTGTTCTGAAAGATGCAGCAGCCAGATTTCTTGTACTTTGCTCAGGTCGTTCGCTTTCAAAAACTCTTTCACATTCTCCAGGCTAAAATGACTCTTGAGTATCCTGCTTTTCAGTTCCTTCGGCACGGCTCCGGCCTCCACATTTCGTTTGAGTATATCCAGGCTGTAATTACACTCTATAGCAACGTGTGTAAGCCCATGAAAGCGGTACTTGCAATACATCGTGTCACTCAGATACAGGCATTTCTCTCCGTCTTGGTTCGCCAGCAAGAAGCCCAAATTAAACACATCATGCTGTAATTCAAATGGCAATATGGTCCAGGTGCCAATCCTAAACTGTTGTTTAGCCTTGATGATATTGGCCCTATGCCCGGATATGCCCAGCGCCTCCGCTGTGCCCGCCGATATGTAGCAATCTATTCCGGCACACATGATTTCCTTGACGGCCTTGCTGTGGTCCTGGTGCTCGTGAGAAATAAGGCAAGCCCTAATCTCACTGAGCCTGAAACCACATCCCTTCCGTATTTGATCTATTTTGATGCCGCACTCCAGGAGGAGCGGGGTCCTGCCATCCGTTATTCTGTAGCAGTTCCCCGTGCTCCCGGAGGCGTAGGGGGTGAACTCAATCATCAGAATCCAGGCCCTTCCTCAAATATGGTTTTTTGTTTGCCTTCCTGTTTCCTCTCCTGTTTTGACTCCTCAGTCTTTTCCTCTTTCGGATCCTCTGCCACCTTTTCCGCAACCTCTGGCTCTTCATCCGCAACCTCATACTCGATGTCTATGAGTTCCTGATTGGCATTTTCGGCAATTTCGGCTTCAACCTCTGCTTCTGCGGCAACCTCGTCCGCACGGTTCACATGGTACATGAGCAGGCTGCCATCATCGGAGCTGTTCAGATACCGCTTGCAGGCACGGTTGATTACGGTCTTTCTGGCCATTTCCTGAGCAAAATCCTTGTGAGTTGAGCCTTCTTTTTCAGGGTTCATTTTAGACTTGGACCAGGCTTTCTGGATTTCTTGCCAGGTCATAATGTCTGTAAATTGCCTGTCGTCGTCGAAAATGATAGTGCAGTATGCGGCCACAATGTTGTCTGGGTCCACGTTCTCAATCTTCTGAATGTGCTTCATGATGTATTTGTTGCCGTTTTTGATTGTGTACTCAAATTCGTCTCCCTTATATACGACCTCAGCGAATATGTCCTTAGCACCGGCCACCCGCTTGGTTACTGCCATAGTCCCGAAATATGACCTCTGGAATACAAGTTGCCTGCCGTATGCTATGAAGTAGCCCTGTTTTTTCGCTGGATTCAATCCCTGTACCGCCATATCAAGAAGTGCGTTAGCTATACTGTCACGGGTGCAGACCTGCAGCACCGGCCTCTTGTCCTTATCTACAGTGTTTTGGAGTATCAACCATGCTGACTTCATAGCATTTTCTACGCTGTAGTTCGGGGGTAGGTGGAGCTCCCCGCGGGATACAAATTCCTGCACCTTTTTACCTACAACGTCCACGACGTCTTTTTTAATCAAGGCAAGCACGTTGCCCTGGTTTGTGGTTCTTTCTGCAGTTGCTGTTGACATTTTATACAACCTCCTTCAATGATTCTCTTTCCGCAAGCTCAATGCGGAGCTTCTTGTCCTGCGCCGAAACGATCAACCGGATTTGCTGTCCCCTGGTTGGAAGGATGTTGGTTACGCTTTCAGCATTGTCGATAAAAACCACAGGCGCGAAATTGAAATGCTCTGCAAGAGTGTTGATGATGTCCAGCCCTACATTGATCCGCGCCCCGTTATTCAAGTTGCTATATGGCACACCGTCATATGTGGTTTCGCAACACTCAGCAAGCGCTCCGTTGACCTGCACATCGAACAGCTTAAACCTCGCCATCCGGAATTTGCTGTTGATTTTCTCCTCCAACAGCTTAACCTTGGTCCTTATAAACTCCTCGGTCAAATATAACTGCCGTTCCAGTTCCTCATACTCTGCAGCAAGCGAGCGCTCTTCTGCTTTGAGTTCCTCGATACGCTTCAGGCCGCTTTCCCTGGCCACGAAGCGTGCCTTTGCTTGTTCAAGTGCCTGAATCGCGCCGGATATTTCGTCAGCTTCTTTCTGGATAGCAGCGACTGTCGTGCTGACATCCTCTTGCGCCTGCCTGATCTGCTCCTGGAGTTCTTCATGCTGTTTCTGCAGGGGGACGTATTCCGGCGTAGTTTCAACCGACTTCGCTCCTTGTATAATGTTGTCGATTTCGGCTTTCATGACAGCTTCTTTTTTCTCAAGACCAGCTAATTCAGCAGTTGCCTTTTCTAGTTCACACCGTACATAAGCAAGGTTTTCTTCCATAGCTGCCTTCATATCTTTGAGCTTTTTCCCTTCGGCGCTTATAGCTTCCAGCTTTTCAGCTTTAGCCCTGTTAAACTGTGCCAGCGCCTTTTCCCTTGCCTCTTGTAGTTTTTCGGTCGGCAAGGGTTGTCCACATGCTGGACAAACTTCATCCTGCTCGAACTCAAACTGTTGTGCATTAGCCTCTCTCCAATCAGCACGGAGCTTTTTCATTTTTTCTTCCAGGGATTTGATTTCAGACTCGTTGTACTGGATGGTGCGGTTTTTGGCGTCAATGTTGATTTTTAAGGCATTTAGTTCACTCAATAGCCTTTGGTGCTCCTTGCACTTTTTCCCGATATTTTCATCCAGCGCCTGACGGTGTTTGTTTTTTAGGTCCATCATTTGTGCTTCAATCAGCCGGAGTTCCTTTGTTTTCTCCGCAACCTGCCCACCGGCTTTTGCCTGGGCTAGCTCTTCCTGCTTGGCGCGGAGTTCTTCCCTGAGCTTGGCAATGTCGTTGGCAAGTTCTTTTTCGTTCGTGATATCGCTGATGTCGGGCAAGTTGCGCTTGACCTCATCTATCCTGACCGGTATTTTCTCCAGTTCGCGGTTTATCTCAGTGCGTCTGGCCTGGATAACCTTCCTGTGTTGTTCTATGGTCCGATTTCCGAGAATGTCTGCCAGCTTTGCTAGTTCCTTCTTGCTGGCGATAACTTCCGCATCCGATACGTCGCCGCAAACTTCCAGGAGCAATTCCCGGCGCTTCTGCCAATGAAGGATCTCATTGAAGTACCGGGGATCGGTCAAGAGACGGAATATGTTTTCGTCGGCTATCTCGGCTATGCGGGCATCATATTCCTTCTTCTGCACCGGAACGCCGTCCACAAAGTGGTCTGTGGTGTGGCCTGTGAACTCTGCTGTAGCAGAGCCCTTCTTTTTGGTCCATTTTTCCTGGTACACCTTTTTCAGTGCAAGCTGGCTACCATCCTCGAGTTCCAGTATTGCTTCAACCATGTGCTCAAGGCCGTGTTCGGGTTCACCATCAGGGCCCAGCGTTTTGATTTCAAAGTCTGCCCTGTTCAGGCTGTCCTTGCCGAACAGCAGCCATGTGAAGGCAGAAAAGCATGTTGTTTTCCCTGCGGCATTCGTGCCGTACACGTTTGCGTCCTGGCCGTTGAATTTCAATTCGAGGTTTTTTATTCCCATGAAATTTTGAAGTGTAAGATTAAGAATTTTCATATGACCATCCTTTCTTGACACCCCATCCTAAAAATGATAGAATGGAGTTGGTGTTATTGCGGCTTTATGCCGTTATTTTTTTGTCTATCTTTTCAACTTCCCACGGGCCATATACTCCCCAGATGCCCTGTATAGCTAACAAGCCATGCCTGCCGATTGCTTCAACTTTGCCGACGTGCCCGCTGGTTTTGATGCGTACCATATCTCCGAGCTTGATGTCGCCATAGCTGTCCCGGAGTCCCATTACCTCACGCAATGTTTTCACGCCGTTTGCCCTCCTTCGATATGGTGATGTACTTACCATCATTGACCTCCACCCTGTAGCCCATCTGCCAGAGCAACACGCAGTCATTAATTGTTACCGGCATCGGCATTCTCAGCTTCTTAAATTTGAGCATCCTCGTCCCTCCTTTCGTAAGCCTCGCATTCGTCCTCGAAAAAGCGTGTCCAATTAAAGCCCATTACGGCTGCGATTTTTTTAGCTACCTCAACAGAGGGCCTGCGCTCTCCCAACTCAATTGCGCTATACATCTGTTGAGTAATGCCTACTGCTTCTGCTATTTGTGTTTGAGTATATCCTTTTCTAAGCTCGATAAGCCATTTTCTCAATACATATCACCATCCTTATAACTATTTGCACTTATAATACCTCTCTATGTTTTAATTATACAACAACCGTTAGTAGTTGTCAACATTTTTTTAAAAAAATATATCGAAAAAACAGGCATAAAAAAGAGCTTTACGGCTCTTCAATTTTTAGCTCCTCGGCCCGTCGCCGGATGAGGTATTCCAATTCTTTTGTCTGGCTCCGGGCCTCTATTTTTGCAAGAAGCTCAAGGAGTCGCTTATCTCTCGCTGATAACATAATTGAAGTTTTCTTTTTCATGGCTTACCCTCCTTCTGCCGGTATTAGCCGACCGGCTCGGCTGTGCTGGGTTATCGCTGTTTCATAAAGTAATAGTATTCGCCAAGCTGATTGATTCTTTTATCAATATTGTAGTTGTTTGCAATCTTCTCAATTGCTTGTTGTGCAGTTTCGTAGCAATTTACAAAATCCTCTTTCCCAGTCTTAATGTACTTACAATAAACGTAATACATTTTCATATCCTCCAATTCTTTACTTTGGAGGCCGCCGCATGGTATACTGTATTTGCAGCGGCCTTGTGTCCTGTATAACCCCCGGATGCTTGCGAGTGCGAATGGGATTATTTTATCATTGCC